GTCTGGTCATTGCCAACGTTTCCAAGAGCAGTAGTGGTTCCATTCGCAAGCTCTTCGTAGAGGGTTGAATCCACTACCTTGAATGTGCGGCCAGCGCTTGGCCCGGTGGTAATGGTGAAGTTCCCGCGTACTTGGCCACCACCGGGATTGTTGAACAGGGACAGCCCCGGCGTCGAGTACAGCGTCATTGCGGAGACGCCCATGCTGGCTTCCACGGTTTCTGGATACAAGTTGGTGCAATCTTCGCAGTCAGCCAGCGGAGATTGCGAAACGTAGGTGCCACCGCAAAAGCCAAAACGACTCAAATGGAACCATCCTAATCGTTAAAAGTTTTACTTATATAGTTATAATCACTGCGCTTTCCAGTACGCTTCCCGCCCGGAATGCCTGCATCCTTCGTGCCGAGCACCGGCGATGCAATGTTCAGATTCGTGAAGCGTCGCAGCGCTGCCCGTTTCAGTTGCTCAAGGCCCACCGTCCACGGCATATCGAAGTCTGGTGCAATCATCTCCGCTAGGGAGTAAACAAACGCCATTGTGCCGCCTTGCGGAAGCGTCACAAGGTCGGCTAACTGATACTGCGAGAGCAACGTTTGCAGCAACAGTTCCAGCGGATAAGCCACTGTCGGCACAACCCAAAGAAACATCGACCCGTTTGGCCAATCTTCCTCGTAGTACATATCCGTGGGCGTAACACTGGCCACGCCTGGCGCAGACTTCGCGGCCCACCACGAGCCCTTGTCCTGATGCACAGTCATGTGCAAGCGCACAGTAGTCTGCCCGATGAATGGCGCGGAAGCGTTTCCATTGAGCAGAATATTGGCTTTCAGGATCTTCACGGGCCGCTGCAGAATCACGCCGCTCGCCTGCGGACTGCCGGCAGATGGCGTAACGCTATTGAAGTTTGGCGTGCCAGTTGGCCCGATCAGATGCGGCTGAAGATTCGGAGTGATAACTCCGGTAAAGAAGGTGTTCGCCCAAATGTACGCACGCGCAGCATTCCATGAATCAATCAGAATGTTGGCTTGCGCTTGCACATCGGCAGCTTCCGGCCCGCTCGGAACTTCTGTAGGGTCGATGGCACCTATTTTCACCATCGCCATTTTGCACAAATCCAGCAATTTGAATGAGCCAGTGCCGCCAGGGTTCAGATACGAACCGGCTGGCGGCGGTCCTGGGATTGGAGGAAGTACCGGCATTGGTGCGGCACTCCGTTAGGCCGCTGTTGCTTCCTGCTCCTCTTGCTTCTTCTTCACTTCCGCATCAAGCTCGCGTTGCAGCCGCTTAATGTTCTCGTCGCGCGGCGTGGTTCCACGTTGCGCTTTGTCCACATGCTTCTGCGAGGGCTTCGTGGACCAGCCTTTTTGCTTGGTCAATTCCGCCATCTCTTCTTCATCTTCGACAGCTTTCATGCTGCCGCCCTCGTGGTAGAGCAGCTTCGGCCATTGGCCAGCCGCCGGAATTATCAAGTAATGGTCGGGGGGCTTGGCAATGCACAACGCTTTCAGTTTCGCATCGTAAGGGGCTTCCCCCTCGTTAATCATGTGCGTCATAATGCGCTCCATGTTTTCATCGATGCGCTTGTCGGGATGCCCGTTCGCGTCCTGAAACGCTTCCGGGAATTGCAGTTTGCATTCTTTGATGGTAAGACGCTTTTTCTTGGCCACGAAGTTCTCTCCTTTTTATGAGTAAGCTACTGTCCCCACCGAAGCGAAAACGAGCCACTTGCCGTTATAGGCACGTAGGGTAATCATCGCCCCAGCGAATGCCGCAAGCGCGGCAGTTGTCTTTGCCCCCGCAATCCCGTTTAGGATGATTGCCGACGGGCACGTGATGCTGTGCGCGAAGGCAGTATTCGAGTGGAAGAGAATCTGCACGCCATCATCGAGGCCGGCGCGAGGCGCTGCTAGCGTGCAAATATCGGCCGCCGCAGCGTTGTTGATGAGATAATTCCCGCCCGCGCTGGGATTCAGTATGTCCGATGTCCCAGTAAGAATCGTCAGTCCACCTTGTGATGGGTCGCAGTCGGTAATGTCCTGCTGCGCATCCTGAGAATACGCGCCACCCACACTACGCGCTCCGATACCTCGCGGCCCTGTTGCTATTGCCGGATTTGCTTGCGTTACGATTTGAGTCATGCTTTTTTCCTTTTTAGTGAGAGGGCGTGGAGGTGGAAATCACGCACGCCCCCCATTTTGGGTTAAAGGTTAAACTACGGATAGAATCAGGGTATAACGTACCACTTGCCGTCTGGTCCGTTCCACTGCCAGCACTGCATGTTTCCAACAATCGCGGTGGTTGCCGCTCCGATATTGTTCGTCGCAGTAGTAGTGAAAGCGCCCGTAGGAATGACGCAGAATTGTGACGTTTGCCCGTTGACCGTCGCAGCCGTGCCGCTACCAGCAACGCCGATTGCTCCGTTACCAGTAAACGTCCACGAAGTGATGGCATTCGCGCCCGAGATTTTCGTTACCGGCCCGGCAATGTTCGTCGCGCCAGCAACGCTCGCAGTGGTTGCAAAGGAAGCTCCCATCGGAAGCATCGGGTTGTTGAACCCCGGCTGCCACGTCAGTGAGTTCGGATTGCAATACCATTGCGCTCCGCTACGGATATTGACCCACGGCGAGACAACGACGTTAGCTAGGATGCACGGGACGTTGGAAATGAATCCCATGCCGCCAGGAGAGCCAACGCCGCCCGGATCTTGCGTGTAGAAGAAACGCGGTGGGCCAAATAGCACCATCGCGCCGCTTGTGTGCGGTGTCGCTACCGTGCCTGCAACGCCACGAACTACCGTAAGCGCTGTGCCATTGACACCCGTAACCAGCATGGCTTCCCGATCGACATAGAGTTCGGTCTGGAAGTTTGGCTGGCCTGCGGTGATTGCCAATAGCGGGTTAGCGCCAACGATGCTTGTGGCGGAAGCGACGGTAATGATGGTCGGAGCAGGCACGTTGCCCGTCGAGCCGGGGCCAAGATACTGGCCCGCAACAGCGGCGGAAAGCGTGGTCTGCCCAAGATAGTTCTGCTGCGCTGGTGTTGCTACTGCCAGCGCTGCCAGAACCGCGAGAACTGCAAAGAGTTTAGTCAGTTTGTTCATGGTTGTTCTCCGTGCTAACCGCACAGAATCCTCCCCGCGCATGAGTCGGCGTACAACTGACCGAAACCTATACAGGTATCCCAGCTATTGGTCATTTTCTTCTCGGTTGGAGAATACATTCTGACGAATCGCACGGGGATGCCGGTCTTTTTGTCGCGGGCTTGCGAAGTCAACTCCGTTGCTTTTGGCGATTGCAGCTTTACGCCGACCATCGCAAAAGCATCTTTGTTGAGCCACAGGCCTTGCCCGGAAGTTTTCAGGTTTGGCGAAGTTGTGCCGGGGAACAGCGTCATTAGCGCGTTCACCAGCGGTGTCGCGTCAACGTTCTGATACTGCGAGCCGGGAAGGAAGATAGCAGGCGAGATGTTCAGCACATCCGTGCCTGCGCCTGTCCCCACCAGCGGAGCAGTCACAACGAAGGTTTTCGCAACCTGCGAAACGAAGCGCCGTGTCATCGGGTTGACCTGGTTTACCAAGGCAATCGAGAACACATCGCCGACGTTGTAAACGTCGCCTGCGGTGTTGTTGACGGTAAGGGTTGTTCCACCGGCCGAGGTTGCGGCCAGCGTGTTGTTTGCCGGGGTCTGCCAGTTTCCTGCAGTGTGCCGGAACAGCGATTCCGATTCGTACCAATCGAAGTTCCAAAGACGCCCAAGCGAGCCTTCTTTGTACTGTTCGCTGATTTCATCCTGCGGATTGAACAACGCTTGCAGCACGGGAACCAGCGCGGTATAGACGCTGGATGGCACGATCATGGCGTTGTCGCTGCCACGAGTCGCACCAGCCAAGTTCTTGAGGCGCTGCCGTGCTTGCATGAACGTTGTGGCCGAGTTCGGATCGGTGTTCAAGACTCCCACGATGTTGTTCGCGTTTTGATACGCAAACAGCGCCGCGCGAGTGTCCATTTCCTGCGCGATTTGCTCCATTGCTGGACGCAAATACTGTTCCGAGATTTCTTCCTTCGAGCGCTCCATCAGCAGCGCTTCCTCGAAGTCGTCAAACTCGAAATCGACGCCAAAAATCTGGTTGCAAGCTACAGTGGTGTTGATGCGGTTGATTGGTTGCGGAGAATAGCCTAAGCCATCACGAATCAAAAAGCGCTGCGGAAGTTTCACACGAACCACTTCGCCAACCGGGAACTCGCGCTCGAATTCCTTGTTGAAGGTAGTGTTCATGTACTGCGAAACTTCCAGCATGTTGATTAGCAGGCGCAGGGCTTCCTCGGCCACCCAATCAGGAAAGACATACTGGCCTTCTGCCATGTGCGTTCACTCTTTGCGGCGGCGAACCGCGAACTTCGCCTCAGTTGGACTTCCGCCTTTTTGCTCGCTCCTCAGCATTCTTGCGCGTGCGATATAGCTCGCCGCGTGCTTCGGGAGATAAATCCTTGCGCTGCCAAGCAGCATCGGAACTGCCATCGTCTTGAGGCGTAGACGATCCGCCACCAGCCTCGACGGGAGGCTTGCCGGCTTTCGTCAGTTTCTTGTCCTCAACCTTGGCAGGCTCTTTAGTCTGCTTTGCAAGTTCGCTTTTCACGCCAGCTTCGAGCGCAACAAGTTTACGAATCGCTCGCGTCACAGTTTTTGGATCTTTCGCTTCAGCAAGCAGTTCACTCAGGTTCGGGTCAGTGCCGAGCACATAAACCAAGTCAGTGAACACGTCCGAATCGTTCAGAAACATAAAGAATGCCGGGGCTGTTTGCAGTGTTCCTGCCAGCGCGTCCACGGTTTTCTTCACGTCGATTCCATCGGCCTTCTCACCGTACTTTGTTTTTAGCTCGCCCTGCCACGTCTTGATGCTCTGCTCTTGCTGCTGTGCCGCCGTGCGCAGTTGCACTTGCTGGTTGGTGTAAGCGTCTTTGTCAGTTTCATATTTGTCGAGCGCAGCCTCATACTTCTCGAAGTCCAATGTTCCCGCAGCATCGCGGAACTGGCCCATTGAAGGGCGTTTGGGAAGTTCGAGCAGTTTGGGTGAAGCAGATACTTCTGCTTTCTTTTCTTCGGGTTTGCGCTTTCCGGTGCGGTACTCCTCTAATTCCCTCTCGGCAGCTTCGCGTTTCTCCCGCTCCGTGTTGCGCTCCGCTTCTAGCGCTCGCCAGTTTTCGTCTGAAGTGCGTGCTTTTTTGCCTGGCCCCGACCCAGGCTCCTTCCCCCCATCTTTGGAGGCGGGTTTAGACGCTGCCGAGGCGTCCGCTTCTGACGACGAAACTTGTTCTTCGAGGGCAGGCATGGTGCCCGTCTTGAGCCATTCCGTGCGCTCTGCTTCCGAGAAGTTCTCCACTTCTTTATGCTGCGGTGGATTATTGACCACCGGAGTTTGCGTTGCCATTGTCTCCTCCTTGTTGCTCCTGTTGTTGCTGCGCGTTTACTGCCGCCATCGCAGCGGC